GCCCGAAACCGTTACGGTCTGCGCATTCGCCGTGCCGCCACTTACCGAGCCCCAGCCTAACGTCGAGGTGCTTGCAGCATCGCCTGTTTCTTTTGTCCAGATCGTGTTGCCGTTAAGGTCTTTTAGAACTTGGCAGTAAGTTCCTGACCCAAAAATCGTCGCACGACCAGCGGAGTCCAAAACCACAGGATTTGTGTTTAAAACGGTCTGGCCAGAATTCGACCAAGTATTTTTCAAAACCGTGCAGGCAGGATAGTTTGAATAAAATGTAACCGTGCCACCAGCATAAGGCTTACCGTTTCCATCAACGAATTGTTGTTGGCCGTTAGGCAAAAGCGTAGCAGAGTGCAGACTTGAACTTGAAAGTAAAAAGGCAAGAAGCCCTGCTGTTGTTCTTTTCATCATTCTTCCCCTGCCAATGGATTAAGTGAAACCGCGCCCCTCACAATATTCCGCGCAGCTCTACGCTTTTCTTTACCAAAAGTCCCGGCAAAAACTTGCTTACGAACTGCGGGACTTTTTAGAAGTTGTTTTGTCGCCAAATCTCGCGCCGCAAAAGTTGTGGCTGCGCCTGCAAGTGCAGTTGGAAGGGCGTATTGGATTAAAGGGCCACCGGCAGCAGCAATGTCAGAAAGGCCCGGAGCAAACACCGATGCGGCAGATCCACCAAATGTCAATGGACGCCAATTTTGTTTAAGGGTTTGCCAGATTTCTCCGGGGCTCATTCCGCCACCTCCACGAGAAAATGGTGTGGCCGCGCCGGAAGGCTCAGTGCCGCGCAAGAATTCTCCTACAGGTGCAAGGTCTTTAAGACGTGAAGTCGAGCCTTTCTTTCCAACAGCATTCGCAATAGCTCTTGGGTCAACAATCCCGCTGGTGGTGGTGTGTGGATCGACATTAATAATGTCGCGGTAGCGTGAACGTAAGCCCGCCCATTCTTTTGCAGCCCTTGGATCGTTTGCTGCAAGAAGATCAAACATCACATTTCGAAGTTCACCGCCATAAAACTTCTTGATGGAGTTTGATGCGGCGGAAAGTTGGCGATCAATAATGCCGCCTTTCTGAGTGTATTTCTGAAATACTTTTCCATTTAATTGTCCAGTTGCAAGATCAGTTCCAATGTCGTGAATGATCCCTTGAACAATTTTCCGAATGTTATCATCACGAAGTGTAAAGGAGTCTGTATAAACATTGTAAAGGTCTGTCGCAGCTTTTTGAGTTGCACGAAGCGGGGCCACACCTGCCGCAACTGCGCTCATTTTACTTCCAACATCCTGTGCAGCTTTTTCAACTTCCGCAGGGGTAAGGTCTTTTGATCCGATGATCTTCGAAACTTCTTCCGAGAACCTTTTGTTTTGCTGGTCAAGAAGTGATTGTGGCGCAGTTTGTCGAAAGAATTCTGCAGCCTCGCCCTTTGCAAATTGGCCGGGATAGACAGGAATATTGAATTCTTCAAGCGCCTGTTGTCCGACTTGACGTGGACCGGCTTCCCATTCCGGGGCTAACGCTCCACCAGCCCGTGGTGAAACCAACTTCGAAAGTGCAGGGCCAAGCGTTCCGCCTAAAAGCGCGCTTGTTCCGAATTGTTCCATCAACGGGGTTTCTGTATCACCGAGTGATCCACCCATCGCACGACTTGCAGCCTCAAGGCCTGTTTGCGTCACACCTTGAATTGCGCCCTGCGCACCGGCAGACCCAAGCCTTGTAGCCGCCCCGGCGAGTCCTGGCATTTGTTCAGCCACTTGCGGGATCGCTTGACCAGCCTCACCGCCTAAAAATCTCATTGCTTGTGGAACATAAGGTGCGACCGCAGGGGCAACCATCGGGGCAACCCGTTCAGCGACCTGACCTAAAACCTGCCCAGCTCTTGCCAATGGGATCGCGGTTGTGGCAACAGAGCCCAAACCTTCCGCGCCATAGCCAGAAAGTGGATTTTCTAAATTGTAAAGGCGACGTTGTTCTTGGAGTTCCGCAAGACGTTGTTGGTAACGCTCTTGGTTCATGGCATGTCTGCCACCAACAAACGGATTATAACCAGCCTCAAAAGCGGCTTGGATTTGTGGAGCAAAACCTAACGTCGCGCCGGTCGCAAGGGAATGACCAACTCCCCATTCTGGCGCAAGTTCACCACGGGGAATACGATCCTCTCCGCGAAGCCCTGCGAATTGGTTTAAGGTTGTAAGACGCCCTGCGAAGTTGTGACCAGCGGATGGGTTCTCTGGGGAATATCCTGCCGGACGTTCAAAGTGCATCTGTGCGATAGCAAGGTCACGGGCGTTTTTAGCATTTTGCACAAGGTTGTATTCTGGCCTTGAGCGCAACTCCTGTAAGGCGAAAGCATTTTGTTGTTGCCAAGAAGGATATTCCGCGCCAGCAAACTTCCGCATAGCGTCGAGGCGCTCTAATCGATGGCCATACAGTCCGTAGCCTGTGTTCTGGTCGTGATGTGCGGCAGGATTTAACTCGCTTTCGGATGCAGCGGCAGATGTTAGTAAGTGTGCCTCATTAGGAGAGGCTCCAAGGCTCAAAAGGTGCTGATATTGTTGTGCAGGGCTAAGATGACCTTGCGCTTTCGGACGCCCATATTCCCCTAAATACGAAATATTGACATTGCCTAATGGCTCACCTTTGGCCTTCGCCTGTTGGGCTTGGCGCTCTGTTGCCGTCGAGCCTTCATGCTTTTCAGCCCAATAAGCATCTAAGGCACTCATGGGGGCAGATGCAGAAGGAGCAGGGGCTGGTATTGAAGAAGTGTCCACCCCTTCCTCATGGTGTTTTTTCCAGTAGTCGTCGAGAGCTGACATTATTCTGGCTCCTCAAACTTTATCCTACCCGACTCTTTTAGATAATTATTCCAGTCTTCATTGAACTTATTCGCCACAAAACCTCTTTCACGATCAGTTCTGTATTTTTTATTCCAACGATTGAAATGTTCTTGGCGCTCAAGAGCAGATGTGTTGACCTTTTCTACATAGTCTAACATACGCTTAATACCGCCGGGAGAAGAAGCTAACCCCGGAAATATATCCATAAACTTCAAAGTCTCCAATTGCCCAATTTTATTGGAAGCACCTACTGCAGTTCGTAATCCAGCAATTGCCGAAACTGCCGCTAATTTTTCAAAGGCTTCTGCCGCGCCGACCCATTCTCTTGGATTATCTGATCCTGTGACGACTTTGCCAGCTTTTTCTAGCAACTTACTTGCATATTTCCGCATAGGAGAGTCTTCAGCTTCTCCTCCGATAGCATTTTGAGCATCTATCAATAGTTTAGTTGCCGACTTTCGCATTGGAGCAGTTGGTCCTGTTCCTGACTTCCCAAGAGCTTCAATGTCTTTCAACAAACTTCTTGTTTCTGAGATGGCTTGCTGACTTCCAGTTGCACTTTGTGCAGCCTCGCCAATCTCCTGTCCAAGTTTTGCATAATCCCCTTCACCCTTTTGGAAGGCAGATTCACGCTGCGCAGCAATAGGCGCTTCTTGAAGATATTTGTATTGGGTGGCAGGAGCCCCAGAGGGTTGAGGCCCCTGCCGAGCCACGCCAGCAGCGGGAGGAGCCGACCCGCCCTGCGCAGCATTCATTGGTTCTCCCATAAGATCGGCAGCACCTTCTGGCAGCGCACCTTGAACCTTGTAGGCAGGAACCTTTATTTTCTGTCCGTATGTTGGAGAGTCAGGGTTGTCGTCAAAGGTTTCGATAGGAGCGGTAAGCTGCCCCAATGTCAGACCTGCAGCCTTAATACCTTCAATCCCTCTTGGCGCTGACATCGCAAAAGTGCGAGCAAAGTCATCAAACTTTTGCCCGCCGTCAATCGCTTTTGTCATCTGGATCAATGCTTGTTGCGATTGCGGGCCTCGCTCTAAAGTTCCAGCTGCAATTTGTTGTGCCACAAAATCCGCCGCAGCTTGCTTATCAGCCTCCGGGCCTTTCAAACCCTTCCGCACTTTTTCTTGGTAAATAGAAGATATAATCCCAGCATTTGTATCTAACTTTTTCTCAGCATTCATTAACTGTTGGCCAAGAATTTGTTCATGCACATGCTGGTTGTTAAGCATGAGCGTCATAACTTCGCCCATGATCGGGCGGATTTCTGGAACAGTAGAGGCATGAACTAGGAATTGTTCGTTGTTAAGTTCCCCAGTTTTTGGGTCCACATGATGCTGCATCAACTGGCCGAGCGCCTGCTTTGCAACAAATTGTTGTTGTTGAATAGCTGCCGCTTGTTCTGCACGGCGAGTTTCAGCATTCCGCAAAGCAATGCCTTGCATCTGCGACATCATTTCCAAAGGATTACTTTCTGTAAACCTTGGGCCTTCTGGAGCTTGTGGGTATGGAATTTCGCCAGCCATCTGAGGCTCCTTATTTTAATCCGCCGGTATAGTTTAAAGCGTTTGTAGAGGTTTGATAGCCCCTTGAAGGGAATGGACTTGTGTTGCCAGTAGCAAAATTCCACAAATCTGCTGGGCCGGAAGGACTGACATTCCCGCCGCCCATGACACCTTGTCCAGCCAACTGCGCCATTATTGGGAGAGATGCGGTAGAACTTAGGCCAGATGCAATCCCACCATAAAGCGCATTTGTTCCTTGGGCCTGTGCATTTGCTGCACCCATCACACCTTGACCAAGTGCCGTGCCTGCACCCATCATCGCATTTCCAGTCAACTGGCCAGTTTGTAAAGCCGCTTGCCCCAACTGCCCTGCCGCCTGTGCGCCCAGCTGTGAAGGCTGGAATAGCATGTTATAGGCTTGAAGGTTTTGGTTCATATAGTTTTGGAGTTGTTGCTGGAATGTTTGTGACGCAAGCCCTGTTGCTGTCGTGCCGATTTGCTGCACAAGATTGCCGGATGTGCCAAGGCCTTTTGCTGCACCAGAATTTGCCATGCTTCCAAGGGCCTGTGTTTTCGCCCATTGATAGCCCGGAGTGCTTTCAAGCTGCGCTTGGGTAGGCTGGAAGGTGGACATTAACGTGTCACCTCCCCCGCCGATACCTGCAGTTTTTGCAGCATTCCCTGTCAAATAACTTTGCAGGGTGTTCATGGAAGTTTGGCCAGCTTGAACGTAAGGGTTCAAGGCCGCTTTTGCTTGATTAAAATACTGGGCGTAATTTTGTTGAGCTTGGCCTGCGGCAAGGGCCTGCCAAAGTGCGGCATTTTGCGCACCACCAGCTTGAATGTTGGACGCTTGCTGTCCCCCAAATCCTTTTAGGAGATTTCCCGCCAGCAATCCGCCGCCCATCATGGCTAAAGTTACGGGGTCCATATTAATCTCCTAAATGTCAAATCCGGCCTACACATCATAATACTTAACTCCCCGAAGGGATAGGGGTTTCGGGAGAAGTTGTTGGAGCAACAGGCTGAATAACTATCGGAATAGCAATGGGTTTTGGCTGAGCCGCAGCAATTTCTTCTGGGGTCTTCGGCACAATAGTCAAGGTCGTTAAATCAACCTTAAAACTTTTATAATCGAACTTACGCTCGACTTCGATAATCTTTTCACCCGCAGCCTTCCGCATCTCAAAAAACACTTCATGCTCATGGGTGAAGGAGTCGATGTTCCCTTGGTCATCGTAGTGAATAAACATTTTGTTGGTCATCTTGAAAGCTCCCAAGCCAACACGCTAACCGGCCCGCCTACATTTGTAGAACAGGTTATGGCCAAAGCAGTGTCGGTATTTTGAACTGTATAATTGGTCTGAATGGTTCGAGGGTAAACCGCGACAGTTGTTACAGGGGCATAATTATAAACTTGATAATGGTTGCTGGTATCGCCGTAATATGAACCACCATAGACGGGGTTCACTCCCGGAGCCAAACCCATCGCTGTAAAGTAAATGCCCGGAATTGTGCCGGAGTCGATGGGCGTTCCGTTGACAGAAATTGTGATGGTGCCGGAACTTACCGCAGCCGTCCCATCATACGTTCCAAGAATACAGACAATCGAGTTCTCTACTGGCACAAGATTGATCGTCGCAGAAGAACCACTTGACGACTGCCCGCCAGCATACGAAACAGAATTTAATGCGATGTTTGGAGTCGTAACCGCCCCGATACTGATGTGCTGAGTAACGATTGAGTTCGCATAAATTTTATCCGTAACAATTGCGCCAGCTGCAATCAAATTTGACGTGATGGCATTGGCCAAAATCTTTGAAGTTGTGATTGAACTGTCGGAAATTTTTGTCTCAGTAATAACATTATCTGGAAGTTTGTCAGTCGAAACCGATCCGTTGGCGAGTTTTACTGAGATAATAGCACCATCAGCAATATCATAAGACGTGATGTTTCCGGGCTCAGCCAAAGCGGCCATTAACAATTGGAATTGCCGTGTCGGCTTTCCATTTTCATCAATTAGCTGTGTTGTAGAGTTAGGAACGCTTTTTAAAATTGGCACGTTATGTCTCCATCTTCTCAACTTGTATCCACGCGCCGTTCAAGGCTGCCGGACAAGGAGCAGTCCAAGACAATTCAAACACACGATCTCTCGCAAATCCCAGTCTGCTCCAAGAGGGAACTGCACGATATTCGCCGGATTTACCTAACGATTGTTGCAAGCCATTTCCAAAACTCACCCCGCGATCATTACTCCAGCAAAGGGTGATTTGGGGGTCAGCACTCGGATCAAGGTCTGTGCCGACCTCGATGTCAGCCATAAAGTTTGTATAGCTTACGCGATCTCCATCAGACACAAGATGTGGAAAGGAGCGAAGACGTAAAATCGGATTTCCGTTGTCTGTGTAATTGTTGAGATCAAAAGTATAGAGATTACCGTTTTGCCAATCGCCAACAATTGTGCGGTTATAGGCATGGGCTACGCAGTTCGCACGATGTCTTACAAGGTTTCCGTTTTCATCTAAATACCCACGCTCATGCCAGAGTTGGGTTGACAGATCATAACACCACGTCGCGTTTGCAGATGGAAAGCTCAACATGTAGAAAATATGTGAGCCTTGCTGGTAGCAGAACCCGATAGCGTCAGAAATTTTATCATATTTTCCGATAGCATCTGCGATGGCGGGGGTGGAAATAATGTCAGCCTTGTAGGCCGTGCCTTGCATGATTAAGGCTTGACCGTTGTTATCTTCGGAAAGGAAGAAAATGTTGAGGCCCCACTTCGCCAGCGAACGCAAAGCCGCGATCCCGTGCTGCAAGAACACACCGGGAATGGGCTGGAACGGAAACGGATATGATCCAACATTCGTCCAGACTTCCGTTGTGCGCCTTCCAAAACTCCACATTTCCTTATGCACAACATCAATGATTTGGAGTTGGTCAGCGTCTCCAGACATCGTGGCAACGCCAAGGTCGGGGTAAGTTGTTTCGTTCGAGTTGCTCGATTGAATGTTGGCGTTTTGAGTTGACGAGACTAAGAACGTGTCAATGTAGCGAATTTGATTTCCGCCAACAAAATTGGTCGGATTAAAAACATTGAACTCCAGCGATGTAAGATCAACACTCCATCCCTGCGTCGAGCCATCTAAAATAATAAGCGAGAACTTATTATCATACATACTTACAAGACCAGATTGAGAAGTGATGCTGCCTAATTGTTGCAGCACAAAATTATCTGGCACGTAATAAACAATGTTCCCGATGACCGCAAAAAGCAGCCCGTTGGACGCTGTGTAAAGCTGACGCACCTCGGCCACAATTCCTTGCGCGAGAAGCGTCAGCCCCGGAGTGCAGTAGTGCGTGTAAGGAACTTCAGCATCCTTCGTGTTCTGTTCTGGATACAGATTGATGCACCTCTGCGCGTTCGCTATTACCGAGCGCGCTTCATAAGCACCTTGAACAAGTTGGATCTGAGCCACTTTAACTCCTTACGCGCCGAGCATTTGAACCCAAACATTCACTGCAACTGCAATGAAAAGGGATCTTTTGCCAGCAGCTAACGCTACATAAGCAGCGCCTTCAACCGTGTCTGTGGTTTGGCAGTAAATGCGAAGGGAGTCCGTGCTGTCTCTGTTTGCGACAAACACAACGGAGCCGGGAACAGCTGAAGGCAATGCTACGCTGTCGGCTGCAGTTGCAACAACCGTCACATCGTTTGAACCAAGAACAAGAAGTGGAGTTGTTGAAGAAAGGCCACCGCCAGCAAGGGCTGTGATTGGGGTGTTTGTCTGCCACTGTGGAGTAGCAAGCAGATTTTCAAGAACATATCCGTCTTGAAGCGCGTAACCATTGGGAAGACGATCAGGTATAGCCATTTGAGTTACCTCGTTTGGTCGCTGTAAATGTTGTAGACACTCGGACGGACCAGATTATCCGGCATCACAAGGCTAGGTATTTGTGCATTCGCAGAACGGATCGTCTGGAGCGCATCTGCCGCCAGCCCTTCATATGTCGGATCTGGTGGAAGGCGGTATGCAGCGCGAGTTCGAACTACAAGATTGTAGTGGATCGCTGCAAGGTATTCGGGCGGAAATATGAAAGGGCTTGTTAGATTGTTGAATTCAGTCAACACATCTTTGAGCAAGATATGGACTTCGTAGAGGTTTGCTTGTGGGATCGGCCAAGGATAAATGCGCCCTAAAGGCCATGCGGAGTCATAGAATATGCACTGCGAAAATGACACCAATTGTTTGAGCGTAATCCTCGCATAATCCTCCATTGAGAAAAGGATCTGGAGCGGATAGTCCACCGCCTGTGTGCCACTTCCGCCCGCCAGCATTCTGAAAAACGCGCTTTCAATTTTGTCCGGGCGCGCTGCTACATTTATGTCACCGCCGGGGCCGACCGTATAGCTTTGGGCCCCAGTTGACACCACACTTTTATCCACAAGATGCCAGACAAGCCAGCGTTTCATCCGCCACTGAGCGATCATCATATTCAATCGCGTCAAGGCGTCATTGACATCTTCAGCCAAAAGCGACTGACCAACACCCAACACACCAGCGTCTTTATACGCAAGATTGATAATATCGAGCGCTGTAAATGTCGCCCCGCCGAAAGGTGTCGGATAAACAGGATCGACCGGCTGGACGGAGCAAGAGGCATTGCCGCCGGGGAGGGTAGCGGCCAAGGCAAAGCACGAAGCCAATTGTGCGTCAGTCCAGCCAAATGTGGTCTGGGCTAAAAGCGCCAATTGATCTGTGATCGAAATACAAACCGCAGAATTAAACTGTATCCATAGAGTGTCGTTTTTGTTCGCAGTAACAGCCTGCGAAAGCAATTCAACATTGGCCTGTATGGCAATGGCCGCAAAGAACTGCTGCCTTGAAACCGTAGCCACAGTTGCTGGCGTAACTGCCGCACCACAAGCCACATCTCCACCCGGAAGTGTCGCCGCAAGGGTGAAAAGCGAGTCAAGTTGGAGCTGCGTCCAGTTGAATGTGGTTCGAACTAAGAGAGCAATGTCATCTGTGGACGAAATGCACGTCGCGGAATTAAACTGGTTCCACGCGGTCGTGTTTGGATTGGCCAAAACAGCCTGCGAAAATGTTTCCAAATTCGCCATATCCGCTATTGCGGAGAAGAATTGCTCGCGTGAGACGGTTGCGGTCATTAGTTATAATCCCACTCGTAAGTGCCAGCCCGCGCATTTGTGCAAAGAACAACTCGGTAAGAAGTGCCGCCGCCACTTGCAGCCGTGCCTGTCGCACCACCTGCATATGTCGCCCCATCACTTATCACATCAATAGTCCCAGCATTACCAACCGCACATGCTGCAAGGGACGCAAAAGCTGTAGGGGAAGGACGCACGGATGCGGCAGTCAATGCGTTATAAAATATAGCCGAGCCGTTCGCGTTTAATATATTAAAATCAAACGCACCTCTGCTAATATTATAGATAAAAAAATCGTTTGCTGAGCTTTTGCCTATATTCCATTTTTGAACATTTTGATCTGCAAAACTGATTTGCGATGTTTTTGAAGTAGTAACACCAGTATCTATCATCCAAGTTAAATTGTTGTCGCTAATATTTCCAACTCTAAGAATACCATCAACATGATATGGTGCAGCAATAAACAATCCTAATGTTGGATTGTCTTCAACGCTTATAGCTGCGTAATGAGAACCTTTAATTCGTAATGATCTTGAACTATTGCTTTCGTCAAAAATTGCAGCATTAGTAAATGCCGCTGCTGAATCCGTAACAGCTATGGTTGGATTGACATGAAAATGAATGCCGTTATTCACAACTCTTGATAATTCAATTCCCTCATAGGGCCAATTTGATCCATCCCCCACAGTAGACCAAATGCTAATATCCGACGTGAAATGTTGTGGCCCTTGAGTATAAAGCTCAAGAAGATTTTTTGCGTATATCCCGCTCGTTGGTTTAAAGGCTTGATTTGCTACAGAAAAAGACGCGCTTGTATAGCCATCGATCTCAAGTCCAACAGCATTTCCATCTAAATAAGTAGACGGGCAACCTTCAGCCGTCCCGCATTGGCCAATAACAATATTTTCTGAATATAATTCAACCCTATTATTACCGTTAGAAACACCTAGTGTAAGACCAACAGTATCTCCAGCTCCGGGCGTTCCTACAAGATTATCAGTTATAGCTATCTGTAAACCTGCGTTATAACCAGCAGGTGTCGATCCATTTGGATTATTCCAGATAAGTAATGGCGCTCTTGAGGTTGTAGGAGGAGTTAATCCTGTGCCATTTAAAATTAATGTCCAAGCACCCGTAGAACTGATAGATCCAAGGTTATACCAGTTCCCTTGAATATTTGCTCCAAAATTGTAAGGCGAGCCAGACGGCAAGGTAAATCCCCAAGTCATCTGGTTATAGGTTTGAGCGCAGGCACCATTTACCCACAACAATGCAACCAGCAAAGTTAAAAAGTTTTTGATACCTGCGATCATTTTTAAGCGTCCTTTTTCAAAGAAGACACAGGAGTATTTGATGAAGGTTTAGGCTTTGCAGACTCAACAAGTTCCTTCTGTGCCTTCAACTCTGCAAGCTGAGTTTTCGCAAGTTCTAATTCTACAGCC